CTAACGAATCTAATTCTCTTTTTGTAATATCTATATCGGATTCTACATCATTAAGTTTTTCTTGAATAGGTACTAATGCATAATCAACATACTCTCTAATACCTAAATATGTTTGAAATTCTTGAGGTAAATGTTCCGGATCTACAAGCCGCCATATTAATGAATCTGATAATTCATCATATTCAGGTAAATATGTTTTACCTCTAAATCCACCTGCTAAAACTACCTCTCAATAATCAGAAACAACTGCAACAATTCGATCTCCGTCATAAATTCATTCTGAAGGATTGTTTTTTCAAGAGGACATATTACTTTTTTTACACACTAAAAGTACTTGATCTTTTACAACAAAATCAGTAATATATTCATCATTTATATAATGAACTCCTTCCTCTCACTTCCCAGCATATCTAAAGGATCTTCCTTTATAAAAATCCCTTGTATGTGATTTTGCAAATGCTGCTTGTGCCTTAACATCAGGATCACTTAAAAGAATCGGCTTTATTTCTATACTTGAACCCTTAATTAAACTGCTTTCAGGTTCATCTAATTGAATATTTTGAGGTTCATATCCAGAATAAAGAGTTTCATTTAAACTTACTTCTGTTGGGTTTGGAAACAAAGTAACTTCGTTTCTAGATCCATCCAAAAGTGTTGTATCTTTTTCTATAAAATCAAACACGTCATCGCTAGAATGAGATGTTGAAAAAGTATCATTGTATTTTATTTCCATATCGATTAACGTGTATTAATGAGTTTAAAGTTGTTCGTAAGATTCTAATATTCTAATTACCTCGTCGTTTGTTAATACAGTATATCTTACATAAAGAAGTACAGATATAATAGATCTCATATAAGCAAGTCTTTTATAATTAAAAGAATGTCCGAGCTCCAATTCATGTAATTCTTCCATGAATAATTTATAGAGCTGTTCATTAATCGTTTCCACAGCCGCAAGTTTTTAAAGATTTTCTTACATTTTTACACAATCCATTACATACCTGTAATCTATTTAATAACTCTTGTGCTGAAACATAATTATTATTTTTAATCATGTAGCGAAGTACAAAAATAGCACTTGCTAAAAAGTCAGCATTGGCTGCATCTGGATTATCTGTACATGTAATTCTACAACTGTTATTAAAAATGTTATCTAATCTGTTCTTTTCTGTTATAACAAAACATTTAACAAGATTATATATTGAAAAGAATACATCATCAAATCAAAATACATTCATATTTTCTGATTTTACTTTTCAAATATCATCGAATGTTACTTCTTCACCGTTTAGATAAAATTTACCATCATCGTAATAGCAATCACTATCGCCTTCGTGTCCGTAAGTTGGAAGAATTAATTTTTGATATGTATACATTCCATCAAAAACTAAATCTCATACATTATTTTCCGGAGGGTTAGAGATTGTAGAAGTTCTTACTTCCATAACATTACATTTATTATCAAGTAATCTTTCTACAGCAGTATGATTTGATACATCTGTACTCCATTCTGAATAATCTGTATTATCTGTTACTACAAGATTCCCATCTGAATTTGTAGATAATATTATATATAGCCTACTATCCATTACACGTCTCTTATTTCATCGTTATATGGATTACCATCTCTAAGTTGTAAAAGTTCAGCATTGACTTGCTTTTCTTTTACTTCGATCATCTTATCGTTGTAATCCTTCTTATCTTGAGCAACTTTACTTTCAATCTGAACTCTTTGTTGTTCAATATCAAGTTTGCGATCAGAATTATTCGCAAGTTGTTTTTGAAGCGATTGAATTTGTTCCTCGTATTGATTAATTTGTTTTTCGTATTGTTTCTGCTGACCAGTAAGCTGTTCAACTTGTTGTTGTAATTGCTGTAACATATTGTTTTCTGCTTTCTTATCAGCAAGAGCTTTAGATAAGTATCTCTTAAGTTGAGTCATGTTCTTTGCACGAACAATCTCAACTAAATCAACAGGATCAATATACTGAGCTTTGATAAGTTCAGTAGTAGAAGCTTGTAATTGTTCCCTCATTTTAAATGATTCGGCACTATCTTCTATATGAATATCAAAATCAGTCATTGTATAATGTTCAGGTAGTGCAGTAAACGTTTTTACAAGTCTATCTCCAAGAATGATTGTTCCAGTAATTCCATCTTTATAAACATATTTTGCTTCATTTAATAGATCATAGTTTACTTCTTTATACATAAGATCCATTGCGTGAAAATATTGTTTTGTTAATAACGTTGATTGATGGATTCCAACCTTAACATTACTTACAGCATCCCGCTGTTCAATTTGTCCAAGTTTTTCTGCAAATACACCAGTCATTGCGGACGCTTGTGCTTCAACACTATCAATTGCAATTTGTATAGCCTGAATTGATTGAGCTTTAATTGTATCATCAAATCCATTAAATGTTGTATTGAGCATTTGGGCGCCTTCTTGTGAAGAATCATATAAAGCAATTCCGTTCTTTTTATATGCTTGCCATTTCATAACACGTTCTGGCATATCTACACCTAAAACCACAGGAAGATGAGCTATATCAATCCAATCTCCAACTGTACCACTAGTAGCGATAAGATTATCTCTAGAATACAGCAATAGATCGTATTTATCCTGTAATGACATTGTTGCCATCATAAGACTATACGGTTGTCCATTCTTATCATTAAAGAACATTCCGTTTACATTTATAGATACATCTTTTGGATTAGATCTACTTTGGAAGTAGTACTTGGATTCTCCTGGAGTTATAAAGATTTCTCCTCCAATTCTTACACCATTGTGAAGAACGTTTCTCTTTTGTTTATTATCTCATTCAATCCATTCACACTCAAACACTTCAAATAACTCGGAGTTATTATAGTTATAACTTCCTGATTCATCTCAAGGGAATAACGGATGTAATTCTCTACCAGCCAAAATGCCAGGGGTTTGTTCATGTGGATTTCCTAAAATGTTACCTTTTGGATCATATAATGGTCCGCTACTTCGTACAACAATAGCACCAGTATCTCTATTTCTTCTAGAAGAAGTTGTCTTTAATTTTTCTTCCGCTTCATTTCCAAGTTCATCCGCGTATTCTGTAAGAATTTGTTCTCTTGTGAGTCATCTTCTAACAACTGATCTAGTAGATTTATTAAGATAAAATTCATTTGGATTTCTGTCAATAAACGTATCAAGAGGATTAAGAATCTCTAAACTAATATCATCTCCTTTTGGTTTTGTTCTATAATAACAGATTCCTCCAATAAGAAGATCTGTGAATAATTCTCGCATCTTATTCTTAAGATCAATGTTTCTTGAATTTTTAATGTATGCAAGAATATTTTGTGCAGCAATTTCATAATCGGAAACATATGTATTTTCAATTTCGTTTTGAATTCGCTGCATTTCCTTTTCAATAAAAGGGTCATTAATAACTTGCTGATTATTTAAAAGAATATTTACCATTGCATTTTGTAAATATTTCTTTAAATATTCATAAAGTGCTTTATCTATTTTTAGTTTCTTATCTCTAAAAATATTTGAGACGGTTTCATCGTCTTTACATGTTATCTGTAATTCAGGATCTAGTTCAAGATATTCACCAACAAGAACATCAATGTGTTTCTTAATAAGAGGGGTGAATCCTACAGATGTTGGAACTCCGATACCGTAATTTTCCTCAATATGTCTAAATTGTTCAGCATCTCTAACGCCATGATAGTAATTGTAAGCTTTTTTGAGAGCCGTTTTTTCATAAACCAAATCTGCAATACATTGGTTTATTTTTTCTATTTCTTTTTCTTTTACCATCCTAATTCTAATTCACCATCTTCGTTACAAGAAAGCACGGGGATTTCTCTAGTTGTCTTTCAATATTTTACTTCTTCTAATCGACGACTTTTCATTTCGTTTTTGACAAACTTTTTAAATCCTTCCTCTGTTCCTTCGTAACCCATGACCATTGGAACTAACTCTCTATTCAAATAAAGATATAGAGTTCATATTCCATCTTCATGCCGCACATGAAGTTTTGTAATATATACTCGTTCCGTTGTATCATTGATAATTTGTCTAATCTCTTCTTCTATTTCCGTCATCGTGTTTCATATTTAGTTTGTTTGGGTATAGCTCCATGACACATTCTGCCATTTTCATCTCGATATCATCCGAAATCTACTCATTGTGATCTAACATCAACAACTTTTGCAGGAGTGAGTCCAAATAATTCCTCATCACCACATTCAGCCCAAATTTGTTATCCTAAAGGCTTTTTATCCTCTAGCTCTCACAGTTTCCTGTGAGTTCAGCGCACATTTTCATCCCATTAGGATGTTCCACACTCGTGGGAGGATTATTACTGTCTATAACGTTCACCTCCTGCGCGTTACGGTACTCAGCGATCAACTGAGTTACCTCGGTATTAACATATTTATTAAATTTATCATATTTTCTAGAAAAACAAAAATGACAATCTGAATAAAGATAATTAAATAATAACTGAATACTTTCTCTAGAAGAACCGGACAAAACAAATGCCGTTTTTCCTTTTAAAGTAACATTACATTTTATACCGATATTATTTAAATAATCACTTAATTC